CCAACCCAATCGACCTTATCAGGATCGGTACAGTCAGGAACATTGACCTCTTCGAGGCCCTTGTTGATTGTAATAGACCGCTGCGTGAAGCCGCATGGGTTTTCGTATACAATTGGGTCGGCATCGTTGCCGATAAGGACGCGGAATTTGCCGCCCTTGATAGTCGTTGCTTGAGCCAATGCGGCCTCCAACAAAAAAGGCCACCTATGGCGACCTTAAAAGAGAATGAGTGGTGAAATCCGACTGTGCGGGCTACGGCGTCTCGATGACTGCCGTGTACTGGAGTGACGCCTGATTGACGCCGGGAGCGCGGATGTAGTCAGTGCGCCAAGGATCGAAGGTGACGAGAGCATTTACTGTGAGCGGCGGTTCCCATCGTCTAAGTGCCTTGGTCACAGCGTCAGCGATTTGCCTAACCTGTTTCTGACTCGGCAGAGACGACCAGCAATTAATTTGGAAAATAACGTCAACCGCATCAACGCAATCGGCACTGTCATCAGAAGACGAAGCGCTGCCGAATGAAACATACGGATAAGTTGCGGCCGGTATGTTGCCATTCGGATCTGCGGGAGGATTGTCATAGACCTTGTCCGCGCCGATTAGCGTTGTCAGCGCAGCATTCTGCGATAACCGCGCATAGATAGCGGTTTGAAGTTCCCATACAGGGTCCATCCATCAGCCTCCTGCGGCTACTGTTTTTGCTGCTTTGGTGATGGCTCGACGAATACGGCGTTTTGTTTCTTTGTCTTTGGCTCGCCACGTCACGTAGAAGAATGGTTGCTTTCCCTGACCGGGGTTCTTTGTGCCTGGAAACATGCCTTTATTGGCAAAGCCTACCGTGCCAAACTCAACCCAGCGAGCGTAGTAAGCTTCTTTGTTTCCTGCAAAGATCGTGATTGTCCAATCAGCTGCAAGGCTGGCTTCGACTGTCGCGATCACCATGCTGCCTTTTGGTGCTTTACCCCACGTCCAGCCAATGCTTTCCCGTAGTGCGCCGTCATCTTCAGCAACACGACGTTTCATCATATCGACGATATCTTCAGCACCCTGCTCCATAGCCCCGCGAACCATGTCGCGAGCGACTTTCGGCAAGCGCTTGAACTTCTGTTCGAGTTTAGCAAGCCCCAGAATACGAGCACCGATAGCCATCAGCCACCGCCCTGCACGACAGCGCGCATTTCGATGTACTGATTAACTTCGTCCGGGTTGGCACATGACTGGATCTCGTAAAGAACACCGGTTCGCTTGTTCCTAGCCCGCCAAGACGGCGTAACGCCTCTTGTTCGCGTTTCGCTTCTGACAACGAGCGTATACGGCTGGATGCCCTGCGTACGGGACGCAATGTCCGTTTCGGAACCTAGGCGTGGCTGTAAACGAGCAGAAGTTTCGAACTTGTCTACCCACTCTTGGCTAGTGCCACCGCCTTCGTCCCGCACCGCTTCGCGCTGCTGAAAGACGACGATGTTGTTGAGCGCGCCTGCGCCCTTACGTTTCGCCATCCTTCTCACCTTTTTTCGGAGTTTTCAGACGTACAGCCTTGTTGCTTGCGACAGCAGAATTCGCGCAAGGTGTGGTGACACGCCCTGACCAGCCAGCCTTATATGCGATGGTGACTTGCGGGAGCGGCTTCCAGTCGAAGTCTTCGGAGAAGCGGACGTGGGGCATTACGGCACCTCTTCTTCAACCCGCCAAACTCGGTACGCCGAGAGCAGCGCTCGAACATGTCTCGGCAAAACTGCGTCTCCGCTGGATGCGGTGTCAGGCTCGCGATTTTCGTAAAGGTCTGCACCGACAAGCAGAATGGCCGCCGAAATAGCGGCATTAATGACGATGCCGTCAGCAAGTGACGGCGTTTGACCCGCCGCTACGACCTCGCGATCGAGGTATTCAGTGACCACAGTTTCCGCGGCGACGAGATAAAGCGTCAGCTCGTCGTCTTCGTCGTCGTGAAAAACACGAAGGTGACGCTTGAATACAGCAGGATCAATTAGTGCCATCGCCACCACCTTCAGGCGGCACTTCTGGCTCCGGTTCGGGCTGAGGATTTGGAGTGACAACCCCGGCACCGATATAGCTGGCGACCCGTTTCTTACGTGTCTTTGTCGATACTGCCATCTGATTTCGCCTTCTGCTTGAGCTTGGTGCCATTCTCTGGCGTGACGCCGTCCGCTTCCTTAGTCGCATCTGTCTTGCCAGCCAAAGACACAAGGCCCTGTGCTTCCAGCTGTCGAGCTTCGCCAGCTTCAACTTCGAAAGACGGGCTCTTGCGAGTTTTTAGATCTTTGCCGAGAGCAAAAGTCTTTAGGGCTTTAACTTCTAGAAAATCAGTCATGTTCTCTCCAATCTGGAAAAGGGGAGCTGAAGCTCCCCGTCCCCCATTAAGCGCCTTCGACGTCGCCGGTAACGAACGACTCTGGACGATAGACGGCGAATGCCAGTCGCTCTTCCGCGCGGATCGTGAACATATTCTTTTCGAAGTCGTCGACGTTCTCGCTCGACAGCAACACTTCGATATCGAGACGATCGAAGATCTGTGCAGCGAAGCTGAACGCACCAGTGAGGAATTCGCCTGCAGCCATAGCCTGCGTGGAAACCACTGGCAGGTTCCAGAGAGTTGGCGTCAGCGATCCCTGCGGATTGCCGATGATGTAATTGCCGCCCGCATCTTTGGTTAGCTCAATCTTCGTCCAATCAATTGGATTGAGGACAAAAGCTGTGGCCGGATACTCAGCAAGAACCACCTGAAGGATTGCGAGGCGAAGGCGGTCAATACCTGTTGCACCTGGCAAAGTGAAGGCTGGGCTAAACGCAGTTGCCTGCGGAACCAGACCGTGAATGTTCTGGCCAGTACCAGAGCCATTGAGTAGCTGATTTTCTTCCGCAAAGCGCAGACCATAACGAGCACGGCCATCGATGTAGGAACGAAGGGCCGGAGCATCGTCCAAGATCTGGCGCGAAGCCTTGAACAGATGAGCAATAGTGCGAACCGGCGCGGAGGTCATATCGAACGTCAGGTCCGAATATGGCTTTGCAGTCGTTTCAGCGACAGGAGCCGCATTGTTCGTGTAGCCGGTTTCCTTCACGTACTCGATAGAGCTCGAAGAAGTCTGGCCCGGAAGCACGAGATCGCGGATCGTCAGAGTACGCTCTGGCAGACCAAAGATGCCCGGCACGCGTGCACCTGGAACGAGTGACGTGCCCTGACTACGACCAGCGCCCACAGTGGTGTTGGCCGAAGTGATTGCAGCACGATCTGCCGTCACCTTGATCGAACCGCGGGACGCACCCGTCAGCATCCCCGCCTTATAATCGGCAGAGTCGATAACCATGTCGCCAAGCGACTTCTGTTCGTTGGCGCCCTCGTCCTTTTCACGGGCGGCGCGCTTTTCGAGATCGCCAAGGCGTGTGGTCATGTCTCCGAGCTCAGAAAGTGCCTTGTCGGTCTTTTCCTTGAGTTCAGCAGAAACCTCGCCGTTAGCAGCAAGTTTCGACGTAAAGTCTACAGCGAGATTGCCGACCTGTTCCTTGATGGAGGCAAGCGAAGTACCAAGCTCGCCGATTTTATCGGCAAGTACGTTATCAGCCATGTGTGGCTCCTTAAATTTTGATGAGTGGTGTGTTTGCTTCGGCCAAAAGCCGGTTTAGGGCTGCCAAAGCAGCAGCATCCGTCTCGACGTCAGGAGCCCCCTGACCTTCCTTGAGGTAGAGCCGAGCGGCCCGCTCTGCCTCAGAATTCGATAGATTTAGAAGACCCTTCAAACCGTTCTCGAATTCGCGTTTGGTAATCTGTTCGCCTGTTGCCATTTTAGTAGCAAGAAGCCTGGCTGCATCAGCCTTTGCGGCGTTAGATGCTTTCACCCTGCGCACATATGCTGGCTCGGTTTCGGCACCAAAGCGTGCCAGTGTCTCGTCAAGCGTTGCGACACGGTCAGCCATACCCAGCTCGATGAGCTTTTCCGAGTAGAAAACTCTGCCCTGACCGAAGTCAGCTTCCACGCGGGCTTTTGTGATACCGCGACCATCGGCAACGCTTGTTAGGAAGCGTTCATACGAACGGTTCACGCTTTCCTGAATATACGCCAGTGTTTCCTTGCCAAGCGGCTCGGTTTCGTTGCCTTCGACCTTGTGCTTGCCCGCGGAAATATACGTCCGCTTAACGCCCGCCTTATCCAAGGCGGCCGAAATGTCATCATGCGCGGTGTAGACACCGATCGAACCAGCTCGGCCCGAAGGCGTAACAACGATTTCGTCAGCGGACGATGCCAACCAGTATGCGGCACTTGCGGCAAGACTGTTGACCTGCGCAATGATCGGCTTTTCGCCACCGCGTAGCTTGCGAATCTCGGTGGCCAGCTCGTCGGTACCAGGTACAGAACCGCCTGGGCTATCAACGTCAAGCACGACGGCCTTAACATCGTCATTCGACAGCGCCTTGTGGAGCTGCCGCTTGATGCCGGCATATGAAGTGCCTCCGCTCATTGCAGAAAACATGTCCATACGGTCAGAAAGCACCCCGTAAACGGGAATTACTGCAACCTTACCATCGGTTTCCGCAATCTCTTTCGCCCGAGCATCAGAAACAGCAGCAACAAACTCAGACGTCACAAACTTATCACCGGCAGCACGAGCTGCGATAATATCCGCGAGGACTGCCAGTTTTTCGCGCTGAATCGCCCACGGTTCAGCCTCAAAGGCTGTCAAAATGTGTTCGAATTTCATAAAGTATCCTTAAGCAGCGCGCGTTTCGGGCGCATCATCAAGCGATGGTTCGCCGTTGTGGCCGATGCCGTGCAAAGGTTGCATTGTTCCGTTGACGATGAGCTGATCGCCGCCCGGTTTTGACGCCTTGTTTTCGTAACTACGCGCCTCATCTGGCGTATAAATGCCGGTATTGACCATCTTCTGCAGGAAGTCAGCGCGCGCTTGGCTATCGCCTCTCAGCAAGCCTTCCATATTGAACTTCACGACTGTCGTTTTACGGGTCTTTGCATCTAGCAAATCGCGATAGACGGCCGATTCAATGCTGCGCAGCAATGGCGTAAGGCAGGTCTTAGTAAACTGCAGGATAAGTTGCTCAATCCCGCTGCCCCACGTCGTCGTCCCGTTTGAAGCATGACCAATCATGACAGGGGGCACGCCGAAGATACGGCATATCTGCTCAACGCTGAACTGGCGCGTTTCGAGCATCTGTGCGTCTTGAGGATTGATCGTTAGCTGCTGGTATTTAAGCCCAGCTTCCAGAACAGCAATCTTGCCGGCCTTTTCAGACCCGGCAAACTGGCCAAGAACTTCACCAAGCTGTTTACGCTGTTCTGATTTTAGGATCTGGTCAGATGAAAGTACGCCCGCAACCTGCATGCCGTTGGCAAACATTTTGCCGGCCGTCTTTTCACCCGCAAGCGCGTTCCCGACAGTGTTCCGGACCACGCCAATTGGCGAAAGACCGCGATCACAGCCGGGAATGACCATCCCACGAACGTGGAACATTTTGTCTTCGCTGATACGACGGATCGTGCCTGACTTACCTTTGGCGGTTTCGGTCACTTCGTAGTATCGATTGTTCCGATCGTCACGGCAGACCTTAACGGCGAGCGGATGAAACGGATTCAAAGCTGTAAGGCGACCACCGTTCATCTTCTTTTCGGCGAAAAAGTTACCGTCCAGACAAAGGCACATGGCCACCATCGCCCAAAAATCAGACGCTGTGTCATCAAGATTGGGCATATCGTGAAGCAGTTCATACAGAACGTTTTCACGATCGATTGTGACGCCGTCGTCCTTGAACACGTTGCATGGGAGCGTCTTTACCGAGTTCGCTACGAGATTTACGCACGCCCAGACTGCATCAAGCTCAAGAGCTTTTTCGTAAGTGACTGTTTCACCTGAAGTCGTTCCAAGGCCGAAGAAACCTCGCCAGAACTCGCCGTCGGTGAGCTTGATGGGTTTTCCGACCCATCGATCAATGAAGCCCATATTCGCTCCGTCGTGAGTTAGGCGATGACGACCATGTTATTGATAAAGTCATCGAGGTTTTCTTCTGGCTCAATCGGAGTGTCCATCGCAGCACCAATAGCCATCGCCAAAGCTACCGCCGCATCGATACGAACCGAAGCTTTCGTTTTTACAAACCAGCGGTTTTCTTGCGGGTCGTGATCGAACGTGGCGCCCATGAGGGCAGTCATCAACACCGGGTTTCGCCTTAAACGAATGCGCCCGTCGATGATCATGTCTTCTAGCGCCAGTACCGAGCCCGGCATCCACAAGCCTTGCGGGGGTGGCAGGCCAGCGGCTTTTGCGGCTTCAACTTTCGATGGTTCGGGCTTAGCCCTGACCTTACCACCCTGCGGATGTGCAACATGATCAACTTCAATGCCGAGCGCGTCTACCTCTTCGCGAAACTTGTCGTAAGCGTAGCGGTCGTAAGCAATGGCTTTGATTTCAAACTTCTGATCAAGCTTCTGAAGTCGTGCCGCAACAAAGTCATATCGGACACGTTTGCCCGGCGTGGCATTGAGCCAGCCTTGCTGCACCCATAGCTCATACGGCGCTTTGTCGGCCTGCGCTCTGGCTTGCAGAGTTTCCTGTGGCGTCCAAGCCTCAACCCACGCATCAAAGGTCGGCAGACTGACGGTAGCTCCGTCATCACGTTCCATTTCCATGAAACCCGTAGGAATCACACAGGCAAGAACAGTCATATCCTTACTGCCGGAAAGGTCGACGCCCATAAAGACAGGCTTGTCTGCGTGTTCCTCTTCAGGGTCGAAGTCGTCCATGACGCTTTCGACAGTCTCACGCGGCATCCATGCCTTATCGGCATCGGTCCAGCAGCAAAAGTGCAGACGCAGAATGCCGTTCAGCTTGCCCGGCATCTGCTTGGCCTGAGCAACAACGCCTGCAAGATATTCGTGCGTCAGAATCACACCGAGAAGTGGATTAGCTTTCTTCCAGCAAGTCGGATCGTTCAGAGGGTCATCACCCTTATCGAGCGCACAAACCCATGCAAAGGTCGTGTCATCGATGACCTCACCGACGTAATTAAACACCTCGTCTGGCGTCTGCGTCCCAGCCGCAACCCGAACTGCGTGCTCGTGTTCTTCCCAGCAGATGCTGTTCTTGTCGCTGCCAGAGTTCGTAATCATCAGTAGCAGCGGCTGGCGACGAAACTTGAAGCCGCGCTCGAGCATTTCCATCGTCGATCGATCTGGATGCTCGTGCACCTCGTCGCAAAGCGCGAAATGCGGTCGTGGACCAGAACCCGACTTTCCCGAATCCTTTGAGATCGGACGGAAGAAAGATTGTGATTTGTGGTGCGCAATATTGAACTCGCGACCAATACCACCGCTGAACTTCACGCGCTGCATCAAAGCAGGTGCAGCCCGCGCCATTTTCACAGCATCCTGAAAGAGAATCCCTGCCTGTTCTTTCTTAGCAGCAGCCGCATAAATCTGCGCGCCCGCTTCCTTGTCGGCGATCAATCCAAAAAGGCCGACACCGCCAGCGAATGGAGATTTACCGTTGCCCTTGCCTTCTTCGATGTAAGCACGACGAAAACGGCGGGAACCGTCTTCACGCTTCCAACCGAACAACGAACCGAGCTTGAAGGCCTGTGAGGCATGCAGTTTAAATGGCTTACCTTCGAACTGGCCTTCTGAGAGCTTCAATCGCTCTTCGAAGAAGCGAAACACACGATCCGCTTCCTCATCGTCAAACCAGAGCCCGCGCTCATGACCGGTAGCCAAATCGTCGAAATGACGCTGGCAAGCGTTCCGAACGTGCGGGCCTGCAATCTCAGTGCCGTCAATGACAGCTTGCGCGTAAGCGCTCACACGCTCCAGCGCAGGCATATCAGTCAAGCAGATCATCCTTCTCATCGCCGTCGTCGCCAGTCGCAACTTTCGATGCGTCCGCAGGCGTTGCACCCATCTGGCCAAGCATCTGACGCAGCAAGTTCATCGCCTGCACGCCAACTTCTTGCCCAGCCATGATGCGGCCCTGAATATTTGCCGCCATACCGACCAACGTGCGGTGCGACTGGTTCAGCCACGGCAGCTCTTTTTCAAACAGCTTCCATGCAGCCTTGGCTTTTAGCTCCGGCGTATCCTTCAACCATGCGGGAGGATTGCCGAGCGGGCCATCGGCCTTGGCGTCGGTGCGGTTTTTGAAGCGCTGCGGGTTTTTTTTATCACTTGCCTCTACTGCCGCCTTGGCGCGAGGCGTTCTTGGCCTCGCCATGGCATAAATCCTTTAGAGGGGTCATATTTTGAATTGTGGATGCGTGCGCGATGGACCCTCGCCGTTCCGTTGGAATCGAAAGCTGACGAGTTGCAATATACCCCCTAGCCAAACAATCGAAGTTGACCGAGAAGTGATGCACCTTTGTTTCCGTTGCATTGTCTGCACGAACACTGAGTGTTAATGCGGGTATGGTCACCGCCAAGAGAAATCGGTATGATGTGATCCAGCTCTGGCGCACGAGGATCGGTTGTTCCGCGTAAGCGCTTAGGTGTTTTTACACCGCACATCTGACACTTCCATCCATCTCGAGACAGGATCTCAATAGGATCGAAGTTATCATTTGCCACACCCTTCATGCGTGCTCTGCGCTTAGCGCTACCTTTTCTCCGTAAGTTCTTCTGCGAGCATGCATCTGTGCAAAACCGCGAATGGGCCCTTCCGTACACTGGTGCGAATATTATCGAGCACTCTGGGCAAACTCTTTCAGAGCGATCAATGTCGGACTTCGATGCCTGCGCTTGCTGTGACTGAAACTTAGTACGCGCATCACGGCACGCATCTGAACATATCGATTGAGATAGAATGTCGGCTTGAAATCTCAATCCGCATTCAAGGCAAATACTGCGCTTTACAGTATAGGAAACTTTGAACGATTTAATTGTTTCGGCGTGTCGCTGCTTGGCATTTAAGTTCGACTGAGCAGCAAATCCACATGATCTAGAACAGAACCTTGCAACATTATGGCTGTCTTTTCTGCGTTGAAAGACTGATCCACACTCCTCGCATATGTGATCAGGCGCTCCATCATTGTGCGCCTTCCCTAAGGCTTTATCACGGATACGCTTTGCCTTTGATGAGCACGCCTTACCGCAATATAGCTTCGTCTTTGGGCCATTGATCTCGATGCCGCACTGCATACAAGCACTGTTATTGTCGTTTGCTGGCTGTTGCCAATCTAAGGAATTCATAATGCTCAAGGTCTCGACTCCTTGACGACCTCATGTGAATTGGCGGGGAGCCGGAGCTCACCCGCCTAACCATGCAAGAGGTCGAGAATTGCATGGTTAATCTACCGGCCATCCGTCGGCCCCAAAGGTCACGATGTCCTGACCTCGCTCCAAGCGCTGCTTGGTTCGGTCGTGGCACGTCTTGCAAAGCGACTGGAGGTTGCCTGCATCCCAGAAGAGGAACTCGTCGCCCTTATGAGCGATGACATGATCGCAAACCGTCGCCGGTTCTACGTCACCAACATGCAGGCAGAACATGCAGAGCGGTTGGTCAGTCAGTTGTCGCTCACGCATTCGCTGCCATCTGGCAGTCTTATAGAGGTGAACCCATGTGCGCTGTGTCACGACGCCAGCTTGTCTACGATCTTAGCTGTGTCGCTGCCAATGCGGCGAGCCTTCGTAAGCGTATATGGCTCGTCACGATCATTGATCAACCCACCCAACGTAACGACGTCGGCCACAACGGCGACGGGAGTCGTCACAACGTCCGTGGCAATTCGGAATAGACGATCAAACATGGAATTACTCCTCACGATAGTAACCAGCTTGGGTGCGCCTGCACTTAACCCACAATATATCGTGGCGGCAGAAGGCGTTGCTGGTCTTGTTTGGTTGCGGCAGGTCGGATTCGAACCGACGATCTCTTGGTTATGAGCCAAGCGAGATGACCACTTCTCCACTCCGCATTGATTGTCCTTAATGAAACTGGTCAAGGTGGCAGGATTTGAACCTGCGACCTCTCGGACCCAAGCCGAGCGCTCTACCAACTGAGCTACACCCAGATGAAAATGATCGGCGGGGAACCCACAGGAATGAGCTCAACCCGCCGTATCCCGTCTGCCGGAGGAGAAACGGCGCCGGGGATTTGAATAGATTGGCAAGCGCAATGCAGGCGTGCACTGCCTATGTCTGCGCGCCAATGACTGCAGGGGACTGCGCTTGCTTTTCAGATTGACGACTGAATACCGTCGTCGGGTAGTTACCCGAAGCTCAGAGACTGCACCTTACTGCAGCATGTCTTCGGGTCCGTCGCCATTGCGCACGGAACAGTGTGGGGCAACCGCATAGCGGTTGAACCCCTTCACTATACTCTCCGTGAGATCACGAAATATGGACCTAGGCTGCGTATTTTTTGATTGCGGCTGCCAAATTATCGTTTGCAGACAGCAAAGCTCGCCTACCCCCTTTTCGACGAGAGTATTCCTCGGACATGCCAGCTGAACGGCCAACATCAGTATAGGTCTTGGCTTCAAGCGCTGCTTCCAATACCTCTCGATCCCTGTCCTTCAACTCTTGAAGAGCATCAAACCACACATCGCGCTCAATCATTGCAGTGAGTGTGTCCTCCCACTTTTCACCGCCACCACCAGCACAAGTTGTCTTGCGCATACCAAGGAAGCTATCAGCGATCTTTGGCGACCCGCACGGCAGTCCTTTCGGATACCGAGTGTAGGTAACCTTGGACATATCTGTGTTAGCGTAGGCCTCAGCCAAAGCCTTTGCTGATTGCTCGGCGGTGAAACTCTGACCATTGCGGCGCTTGCCGTTTGGAATGTAACGGGGTGGCTGAGTATCGAGCGTGGCGGCAAAATAGTGATTGCTGTCAACGATCTGCCGTGGATCATCGCCACCACCTGACTGAACGTCCGTTTTGTCACGACAGCCAAGCATTGAACCCGTCGGCATCCGAATATCTGCCTGAATTACGTCACCATCGATGCCCAGAACGTAACCAACCTCGGTTTGGTGGCCGTCACTGAAACGCAGGCGACCTATCCTTACTGTCTGACCTCGGTCGTTTGTTTCTAATTCGCCAGACGCAACACTTTCCATGATGGCCTGCACCGAGGGGGTGACAAGGCGTTTACGCTCGAATCCCATGTCAGCAACTTCTTCAGGATCGTTGTCATTCGCAGATGGAGTGACTGACCAGTTCGTCTGCATCGGCTCATATTCTTCTTCAGGACGATTGCGATAAGCCATTAGAGCTTTAAGCTGTTCTGCGATAGATCCATGACGGCTGGACTTGCTCATGCTGCATCCTCATCAAAGCTCTCGTATTCCGTCTCTTCGTCGCAG